ACGCGCAACAACGGCCGCACAAGTCTTCCGCCGTCATTGCATACGCGAATCTCCTTCGTCTTGATGTCGAACGTGATAGAGGTATAGATATTAATGATCCCCCGATGTTTCTTGCTCTTCAGATCGCGATACAGCTCTAGAGGGTCAGACGCGTTGCCTAGCCAGCATCCGTTGAGGAATACCTTGACCCCAGAATGCAACTGCCATGGGGTCATCTCATCAAAAGGGAGCACATACGGCGTTACGAATTCATGCAGTGCACTGCTGTTCGTAGGAATCGTCACGTGCGCCATATAGCTGAGGTTCTTCACAACACCAACAGCGTGGCCTTCTGGGGTTTCTGCTGGACAGAGGTAGCCCCAGGAGGTGCAGTGCAGCTTGCGTGGTGGGATCAGTTTCCCGCTTTTATCAATCGGCGTGTTGATGCGGCGCAAGTGGCTAAGACTCGAGATGTAGGTGAGCCGATTGAGTACTTGCGCAACGCCAACTTTAGACGATGATGACTGCTTGAGGCCGAAGTCACCGGTTGACAGAGCACGCTTGAGCCCATTCTCAATCGTTGTGGACTTCACGATCTTGTAGATGTTCGTTGCGTTCACGATACTGTCGTATTCGTCCTTCGCGCGCCAAGACCCACTATTGATCTCCTTGACGATCGCCTTTTGCATGTCCTTCACGAGCTTGTTGAAGTAGTTGCGGTACAGGTTGTTGAGAAGGGTTCCGGTCAGATCAATGCGCTTGTTCAGATAGGAGTCGCGGTCATCTTGCTCTTCCCATCCGAGGCTGCAGCGTAGGAGCTTGTTGGTCATGTAACCTAGGAAGTGCTGCTTCTGCAGCATCGTATGGCAATGAGGGAAGAGATCAGTCTCGAGCACCTCGACTGTGAACTCGCGCTTCTTGCGTGCACCGGTCTCCTTGTCAACATTCATAGGTGTGAACATCGCGTGAGACGTGATATGCTGAAGTGCCGCTTCCTTCGTCATATATCCGCTCGCGTCGACAACTGACGCTTTCAACGAGTCAAGCAGCTTGACAGTCTCCGGATCTTCCTGTCTGTTACCAGCGTTTGGGACGATGATCTCACAGATCTGCTTGTCAGTAAGGACGCCAAGAGCACGGAACACTACGAAGAGTGGGATAGGCATTTTGATCCTAGGGATCTGCAAGAGCAGACTGTGCCCGAAGCCGTTGTTCTTGCTCGTCATGTAGAGTGAGATTTGCTTCGGCGAGATGCACTTGAAATCGGGAACCGACTTTATCTCAGCCATCCATGACCATTTGTTGTTGTTTTTCTCGACATTGAAGCACTGGACCATGTTCTCAGCTGCGCGCTCCTGTCCTTGGCAAGTCTTCTCCGATCCGTTGATGATGAAGTACCCACCTGCGTCCATATCGCACTCACCACTGATTGCGCTTGGAACGTGAGCGTACTGGCGGAGCACACATACAGAAGACTTCAACATAATTGGCAACTTGCCAATGTGTACGTTCGGGATCTGTTTGTATAGGGTCTGTTCTGACTCTAGCCCAGGGCCATCACGCACTACGCACTTGATGTTCATGTCAACCGTCATGTTAGCTGCGTATGTGAAGTTCCTGAGCCGCGCCTCTTGTGGGAACATCAACTTGATGGCCCCAGTGTTCTCGTGTATTTGTGGGCGATGAAGGTTGAAGTTCTCGAATGTGATCATCATTTCCAGACTGTGCTTCCCAGACGCCTCATCGAAGCACTTGTCTGAGTGCACGCTGACAGGGTTGAACATCGCGATCGTCTTCGGGATCTGGTAGGTGACGAAGTCATCGAACGACTCGATCTGGTGTCGTACCAGCTGCTCGAGGTGCTTCCCTTCGAAGTAGGAGCCTATCACGGCCCAAGGCTGTTCCACGTATGCGTTGTAATCGATTTCGGTACTCATAGTTAGGTTCGTATGCGACGGGTTTGCCATAGGAGTGATAGCTGTGATGAGTTTCAATTTCCCTTTAAATCTATTCTCACCATATAGAAGATGACCGACAACAGCAACAACCTGATCGATATATCAGGTACCACAATAACTTTCTTCATCAGAGACGTATCTGGTGGTTATACAACACCAACTGAATTGACAGATTCGGACAGGGACCTTGAAATAACTCCCTTCGATAGATGTAATGAGGATTATTATCGGTCGGTCATCGAATCTGCGTCTGTAGTAAATGCAATTTTGAAACTCTTGGAATCAGAGAATGATGAACTCTCTCCAGGTAAAAGATATAGAAACGGGGGAACCACAGATCTAAGCATGAACTCCACTCGTCCTAAGAAGAAGTCAAGATCTAAAGACTTAATCAAGTACCTCGATAATAACGTACCTAAGCCGCCTGGATTGTGCTGTGATGACGACCACGACGCGATCGCCGCTCGCGCTGATAGAGAGAACCCATTCGGGGATATCCCTTGGTCTCCTGGTCCATCAGCAGATGAAGAAGTCATTGTAAGAGAAAAGATCGACATAACAGCGGAGATAGGATGCTTAGCCGATCTGCTCAAGCTGATACGTGACAATCCGATCGCCGAGAATGTTGAGTACAACATTAACATGGCTGCACTGCATAGGATCGAACCAGATCTACTGAACCTTCACTCAATGATTGGGATGAGCGCTTTGAAGAACCACGTTGTCGACCAGATTATCTACTACTTACAAGGGTTTGACAAGATGGGAAGCAGTGGCGACTTCATGCATACTGTAATCTATGGGCCGCCTGGCACAGGAAAGACGGAGGTTGCGAAAATCATTGGAGCCATATTCAGAAAGCTTGGTGTTCTCAGCAAGAATAAATTTGTGAAGGCGACGAGAGCAGACCTGATCGCTGGTTACCTCGGACAAACTGCGCTGAAGACCAGAGACGTAGTAAAAGATGCACTCGGTGGAGTTCTGTTCATAGATGAGGCATATGCACTTGGTAATCCTGAGAAGCGTGATTCTTTCGCAAAGGAATGCATTGACACGCTGTGCGAAGCGCTAAGTGATCATAAGCACGATCTAATGGTTATAGTGGCTGGATACGAGAAAGAGCTCAACGAGTCATTCTTTGCATATAACCAAGGTTTGGACTCCAGATTCACGTGGCGCTTCAAGACTGATGATTACAAGCCATCAGAACTAATGGAGATATTTAGGAAGAAAGTCAAGGACGCAGGGTGGTCAGTTGACCAAGATGCCTTGTCTGAGGAGTGGTTTGCCAGAAACATCGCATACTTCAAGTTCTTCGGGAGAGATATGGAGACATTGTTCGCGAAGGTCAAGATAGCACATAGCCGCCGCGTTTTCTGTTTGCCACAGGATGCGAAAACTATGGTCACTATTGCTGACTTGGACAAAGGTCTTACACTCTACCTTGACAACGAAGAAGTTAAGTCAAGGAAACCAGACGACTATTTCTCTCGGCAAATAATGCATTCGTTGTACACATAGAGCGGTAAACGTCATTGATTCTTTTTCGTTCCTACTATAGATGAACTCTACGAAGACCATTCAAGTGAACAAGGACTTCTTCTCGCTAAGTGGCAAGAGTAGCAAACGCCGTGAGAAGCGTAAAAAGCCAGAGCGCCCAAAGACGCTTGCGAACCCAACAAAGCTAAGGAAGGAGTTTATGAAGCGCGTTCAGGCTTTCCAAGACAAGAAGAGGAGAGACGAACAGAGTAATACACGGTCCGGTGGAGGGGAGAAGGCTGCTGCTGTAGACCCTGAGCTCGAATCATTCAACAAGGATTTCGATCGAACGGTCGACTTCATGCAGGAATTGGCCGCACGGAGAGCGAAGCACAGACAAACACAGAAAGCAAGTAAGGAAGCACGATGGGCACAACGGCAAGTGGAAGTCAATGTGGACACACCAACTGAGTTGTCTCCTATGCCAGCGAAGGATCGTGAGGATAAGCCCGCTCGTGTCAAGGACGATAGTAAGCGACCGAATGTTATAGAAACACCTGCGGTCAAGGTGACTCTAGGACCAGAACCACCCTATAGCACGCTCAGAGGAGGATCGAAGCCAACCTACAGAGACTGGATCCGGCAGACACAGAAGAGACCACAGGAGTACAAACCAAAGCTTGAGATATCAGGGGTGCCCCTCAAAGCAAAAACTACAGAGAGAGCTGAGAGACTCAAAGCATTCAAGGACTCGCGAGGAGGTGGCAAAGAGAAGCCATTGGGGCGACGAATGGTACGCACGAAACGGACAACGCGTACGGTGAAGCGTAAACTTGGAAAATCGGGAAGGAGTGTGGGCGTTCTTATCAAGAGTCGTGAGACACGGAAGCGCATCCAAACAGACAGGATCAAACTGAGCCAGACTAGCATATTGGAAATAAAGCGTTACCTGCGCGATAGAAACCTCATCAAAGCAGGTAGTCGCGCTCCGAATGATGTGCTGCGTGAAATGTACGAGCAGTGTGTACTAACTGGTGACGTATCAAACAAGAGTGCAGACGTCCTAATACACAACTACATGAACGAGGACAACTAAGCTCCTACACAACAAGTATAAAGCGTGTATCAACTGTATTATAGTTAATACACGATGGGCATCGTCGAAGATTATCTCGCATACACTCGCAAATGGAAGGCGGAGTATGGGGACAAGACGCTTGTCTTGATGCAAGTTGGTTCCTTTTTTGAAGTTTACGGCCTAGAGGCGGAGGACGGAACGATAAGCGGTAGCAGCATCGAGGAGTTCTCCCGCATATGCGACATGGTGATCAGTCCAAAGTCTCAGAAAATCAAGTCGGCGCAGGTGATGATGGCCGGGTTTGGTCTGGCACAAATAGACAAATATCTGAGAAAACTTCAACACGCTGGATATACAGTTCCTGTATACGTGCAGGATATGCAGGCGAAGAACACTACAAGGAGTCTGTCTGAGATCGTCTCTCCGGGTACATTCTTCGATGATGATAACCAGTCCCTAAGCAACGTCACTATGTGTGTATGGCTGCACAGGTCTCAACAGACTCGCTACTCACCATCGCTCATGCACATCGGTATCGCTACAACAGACAGTATGACAGGGAAGAGCGTGATCAGCGAGTTCTCTCGCAAGTACTATCGCGACTCTTCTACATTCGATGACTTGGAGAGGACCATATCTATCATGAGGCCATATGAATGTGTGATCATCTCCAATCTCGACACAGATTATGTCGAGGAGATAGTGGGTTTTGTCGGCTTGAGTGACTCTCTCGTCCATATTGTGGACAAGCGCGCTGATACCGATACCGCGAAACACGCTCAAAACGCCGAAAAGCAGGTGTATCAGCAGACGTTGATCACTCGCTTTTTCCCTAACGTGTCAGCTGAGTTAATTACGGAGACGTTCAGGACGCACGAGTTCGCAATGCAGGCGTTCACTATGCTCGTTGATTTCATTCACCAACACCGCCCGATTCTCTTGTCGAAGACTGCGTTCCCAGACCTCGAACACGGCTCAGGTAGACTTCTCCTTGCGAACCATTCACTCCGCCAACTCAATATCATCGATGATGGAAGACATAGTGGGAAGCATAGCTCGGTTGCTTCTCTCCTCAACAACTGTGTGACTCCAATGGGACAGCGTTCATTCCGACATACACTGACGTCACCTATCACCGATGTGGGCAAGTTGTCAGAGTCATATGACATGACTGAGTACTGTCTTACTGAAAATGTGTGGGATGCAATTCGTAATGGGCTCACTGGCATACGTGATATGGAAAGGTTCGTTAGGAAACTTGCACTGAAGAAGGCATCTCCTAAAGACGTTGTCACGTTCTATCACAGCGTTGCTGCAGCTGCTACCGTTATCACGACACTACGCGAGCTCGATGGTATTCAGCCAGTATTCGAATCTGAACACGGCCGCTGCGCCAATCTGTGTGAGGATGTGATGATCGCAATTACGAACTGCCTTGATCTCGAAAAATCTAGATCGCTTGACGACATATCTGCAGACAAGCTGGGTACCCTTACACCGCGAGAGGGGTGTTTCGTTGTGCCCGGCAAGAGTGATGTAGTAGATGCACTTTTGGAAGAGAGTTCTAGCAGCAGTGCGAACTTCGAGGCAATCCGGTGTTTTCTCTCCGAACTAGTAGGTACTGTTGAGAAGAGCACTAAGACAAAAGACTTCGTCAAAATCCACGAGACAGCGAAGAGTGATCCTATGCTTGTATGCACCAAGCGCCGTGCGACTCTCCTTGATTCAGCGATCAAGAAGACACACGGAAAAGCTAAGAGCACGACGTTCAACACCGATAATGGTAGTGTGGAGCTGGACGTTGGGTCGATCGTGAGCGAAACGATGGGCGCGAACAAGAAAGACGTGATCGTGACTAGTCCGACGATTTCGAGCCTAGCGAGGTCAATCCAACTATCAAGAGAGAAACTCATTTTCGAGTTGAACAGCGTGTATAGCGCCTTCACTGACGAGCTGCTGGCTATGCATGATGGCATTCAGAGCATCATCGCCTTCGTCGCGTGGGCAGACGAACTACAGAACAGATGCTACTGTGCGACGAAGTTCAACTACTGCAAACCCCGCATCGAGCCTGGGGCGCCGAAAGCATTCGTTGATGCGGCAGGACTTCGCCATCCGCTAATCGAGCAGCTTCAAACAAGGGAACTGTATGTCACTAACGACATTGGATTAGGCGATTCCGTAGATGGCTTGTTGTTATACGGAACGAACGCCGTTGGAAAGACGAGCCTCATCCGTGCATTAGGCATATCAGTTGTCCTTGCTCAGGCAGGGATGTATGTGCCATGTTCGTCGTTCGTGTTCAAACCATATACGAAGGTCTTCACTCGTATCCTCGGGAATGACAACCTGTTCAAAGGTCTCTCCACGTTCGCTGTCGAGATGTCGGAACTTCGGACAATCCTAACGATGTGCGACAAAGACAGTCTTGTTATGGGTGATGAACTATGCTCAGGCACAGAGAGCGGGTCAGCGAGGAGCATTTTCACAGCCGGACTTGAGTGGCTCCACGACACCCACACAAGTTTCGTATTCGCCACACATTTCCACGAGGTGCAGGACTACGCGGAGATTACCGCGCTCGGCAGACTAGTGATGAAGCACATGGCCGTCACATATGACGAGAAAAATGGAAGACTCGTATACGACAGGAAATTGCGTGACGGTGCGGGCGCGAATATGTACGGCCTCGAGGTCTGCAAGGCCCTGAACTTACCTGATCGATTCCTAACAAGGGCACATAGCATCCGTATGCGATACGATCCGACCAGTTCTAGTGTGCTCGGTTCGAAAGGGAGCCGCTACAACACCAAGAAGCTGAAGAGTGTGTGTGAGCTATGTGGGGGCGCAGGGGATGAGGTACATCATCTGCAACACCAAGCTGATGCGGACTCGCAAGGCTTCATCGGCTCAACCCACAAAAACCACCCAGCAAACCTCTTGAATGTATGTGAGAAGTGCCATGACAAGCTTCATAACAGCGGGAAACAGCATCGAGTGGCGAAGACGAGCACTGGTTACGCCATCGTAGAGGAATAATATCCCCACGTATATTAACATGGCGCAACTCGCCGACTTCCTACAAAAATACTGGCCAAGTATCCTGACTGTTATTGTCACGTTTCTGACGCTTCTAACAGCATTCAAGATTCTGGGTGTGGATTTCTCACCTATAGAGGACAAACATATCCAGAAGGTGGTCACAATCGAGTCATTCGAGTCTAGAGCAGATCCAGAAACGGTCGCGAAGGTATCTGGTGACGATCCAGCCGGACTTCACTCAACGTGTACATCCATCAGCAAGAAGAGCTGTGGCGTAGCGAGTTACTGCGTTCTCCTTGACGGAGAGCAATGTGTCGGCGGGAACGCGCGGGGACCGACATACCTCACAAAGGATGGTAAGAAAGTGGACTACAACTACTACGTGCATCAAGGCAAATGCCACGGCACAGGGTGTCCATCTGATGCAAAACAATCTTGAGAAAAATGATTTGGAGATAATCTTGGTAGAATATAGTAACCAAGATGATCATCCCAGTACGTTGCTTCACATGTGGCGAGGTCCTCGCGAACAAATACCGCTTCTACCTACGAGAAGTTAGGCAGCGCAAGAGCCAGCGCGGAATGGCCTCTGATCGCGTTGTCTACCTCACGTCTGAATATGTCGACAAGACCCCAGAGGGAGAGGTTCTCGACGCTCTACATCTCAACAAGCCGTGCTGTCGGAGACACATGCTCACCCACGTTGACATCGAATAAAATCTAGCATTATATCATAGCTAGATGGCAAAAGGCAGAAAACACGCGAAGCGCGGCGGTCGCACACGCCGTCTGAGAGGAGGCATGATTTCTTCTCCTGCAGCTTACCCGCAAGGCGAGGCTTGGGGGGCGCCAATGCGCATGTGGCCCGGAGTTCAGGGAGATGCGTCGCAGTTTGGCAATCATTATTCGTATAACACCAATGTAGAACCTTGGCCAGAGAGCACGAGTAACACGAGCTGCGGACCTTGCGCTGTAGGAGGAAAGCGTACTAAGCGACGTGGGAAAGGGAAGAGCAAAGGAACGAAAAGAAAGACTAGACGCACTCGGCGTGTTGCTAGACGTACTAAGGGCAAGATGAGTCGCAGATCACGTTCGCGTGGTGGCAAGGGCAAACGGCAAACAAGGTCAAGACGCGGTGGAAGCCGCGACACGATCTTCCCGCAAGAGCTCGTGAACGGATATCGTTCTGCTGGTCACAGCTTGCAGCAGCTCGCTGCCGACTGGCAAGGAGTCTCAGGCCCTGCATCACCATTGCCCGCCGACCAGACTTTGCAGGGTTCGGATAACCTTCCATACAGCCCTATAGATGTTCCACAAATCACAGCCGATGCTGATCGAGCAGTCAGCCAACTGTAGGCTTTTTTCTCCATACTCTGTATAATGCAGGTTATGAAGACTGTCCGCGACCTGTGCACGCCCGCGTACGTGTACCTGGTTCTCTCTGTAATCTCGATTGTTGCGATGATGTTCCAGAACGCAGGAAACTCTTCCAGCTTCTGCCTAGGAGACTACTCCTGCCCTGTGCCTCACACCGGTGCTGTGTTCGTCGGCCAGGTGATGTATGTGGCATTCTGGACATTCATCTTGAATGCAGTATGCAAGGCCGGTTACAAGAACTTCTCTTGGTTCCTTGTTCTTTTCCCATTCCTACTGATGTTTGTAGCACTTGGCCTCATGCTTCTGTTCGCCGCCGAAAAGGAAGTGAAGAGCCTTGTTGGCATGTAATTCCTTGGTATGCTGTGAGTTAACTACATCATACCAAGCTCGGAATAACGCGCATAAAAATATCTCCTCGAGCTATACTATAGGATGAGTGATCAGTTCGCACAGAGCATCATCGACAGATTATTCGAAGATAACCCTAATCTCCTAGTAAACCACCATCTTGATTCATTTAATGAGTTCTACTCGTCGGGAATCAAGCGTATTCTTAGAGAGAAGAATCCAATCCGTTTGATGAAAGATCAAGATCCGAAGACGAAGGAGTTCGGGCTCCGGTGCAATCTCTATCTTGGTGGTAGGAGTGGAGATAGGCTTTACTACGGGAAGCCGATTATCTACGATGACAATCGAGAACACTTTATGTATCCAAATGAGGCAAGACTGAGGAATATGACATATGGGATCACAATCCACTACGATGTAGAGGTGGAGTTTTTCATACGCGATCCAGAGGCTCCACCTGGGAGTCCTGTTCCAGAGGCACCTACCTCGACAATGATTCTTCCTAAGATGTTGCTTGGAAGGTTCCCCATCATGTTGTTCTCTGATTTGTGTTTGCTGAAGGGGATGCCTGATGACGTCAGATTCGAGATGGGCGAGTGCAGAAACGAGTATGGTGGCTACTTCATCATTGATGGGAAAGAGAAGGTCATAGTATCACAGGAAAAGTTCGCGGACAACATGCTGTACGTCCGAGACAAGGTTAACGATCTGTATACTCACTCTGCTGATATCAGATCTGTTGCAGAGGACGCGTCGAAGCCTGTCAGGACGCTTGGTGTGCGTATGGTCGCGCCAACTGAGAGGCTCGAAGGTGGTCAGATCGTTATCAACGTCCCGAATGTTCGCAAACCGGTTCCGTTGTTTATACTGATGCGTGCGCTAGGGGTCGTATCAGACAAGGCGATTATCGAGCACTGTCTTCTCGACTTGGATAGCTACTCAACATACATCGATCTATTCAGACCATCCATCCATGACACTGGGGCCATATTCGACCAAGAGACTGCCTTGAAATACATTGCGACGCTTACGAAAGGTAAGACTGTCCCACACGCATTGGAGATCTTAGCTGATTATCTGCTTCCACACGTCGGCGAGATGAACTTCAGAGCTAAGGCTTACTTCATTGGGCATATGGTTAGAGAGATGCTTCGCGTATATACAAAGGATACAAAGCCTACGGATCGTGACAGCTTCAGATACAAACGAGTGGAGCTCCCTGGATCTCTCATTTACGACTTGTTCAAAGAGTACTACACTATCCAGCAGAGAGAGATATACCAGACATTCGACAAAGAGTACACATTCAAACAATCACGCTACAAACGAGACTTCTTGATGCTTATCCAAGGCAACTATCAAGAAGCCTTCGGTAAGCGTGTTGTTGAGAAGGGCTTCCGTACAGCGTTCAAAGGAAACTGGGGTGCTGAAGCGCACACGAAACGTCTTGGTGTTATCCAAGCACTCAACAGACTAAGTTTCAATGCTTCGCTTTCGCACCTCCGCAAAATCAACCTGCCTCTCGACGCAAGTGCGAAGGTCGTTGGCCCTCGCCTACTGCACGGATCTCAGTGGGGCCTGATCGACCCGGTCGACACACCAGATGGTGGCAACGTTGGTCTGCACAAACACATGGCGATCTCTGCCGCAATTACAACTAACTGTTCCGGAAGGCCTCTTACACATTGGTTGCGTGGAAAAGGGATGCGTTTCGTCGAAGAGGGAGATCCTTCATTCAATGGAGCGCTCACGAAGATCTTCGTTAACGGGAGCTGGGTCGGCGTTACTGCTGATCCGAAGGAGCTCGTTACTGAGTTCAAAGCTTCACGACGCGTTGGTCTCATCCCGATGTATACGTCGGTCCAATGGGTCATGGAAGAAAGCACATTGTTCTTCTATACAGACTCTGGACGACTATGCAGACCTGTCCTCTACATGCGTGACGACGGGAAGCCGGCCTTCTCATCCAAGCCTGTTGCTGAGAAGCTCAAGACTGGAGAATTCACATGGGGGCAGCTCGTTACAGGATTTGCCAAGAAGAAGGATCCATCATTCGATTCTACTGGATGCAAGATCTACGATCTCAATGAGCTATATGATACCACGTCCCTAGAAGCGTTATCCGAATCCCGAGCAATAATCGAGTACATTGACACCGCTGAAGAGGAGGGAGCGTTAATTGCATTCGATGGAGATGACCTAGCATCTAAGCCCTACACGCATATGGAAATCCACCCATCGCTTATGTTAGGCGTAATGGGTAACCAGGTTGTCTTCCCAGAGAACAACCCGCTTCCACGAGACCTTTTCGCATGCGGACAGATGCGTCAGGCGGTGTCACTGTATCACTCGAACTTCCAAACGCGCATTGACAAGATGGGTGTTGTGTTGAACTATGGGCAGGTTCCGCTCCTTAAGAGTCGGTACTTGGAGAAAATCAGCAAAGAACAACATCCATACGGAGAGAACGTTATAGCAGCGATCATGTGCTATGGTGGATATAACGTGGAGGACTCCATCTTGTTTAACGAAGGTTCGATCAATCGAGGCCTGTTCCGTACAACATACTACAACTCATATGAGGCCCGCGAGGAAAGTTCCAAAGTTGGTAATAGCCAAGTCGATACGCTATTCCAGAACATAGAGAATGCGCGTCCAGTTGGCAAGAAGCCAGGCTTCGACTATTCTATCCTTGACAGTCACGGTCTTGCTGTTGAAAACACACCTGTCACAGAGCGGTCAGTGCTAATCGGAAGAGTGAGCGCTAGTACAGGTGACCAGGAGCTTCCAAGGGATGCGTCTGTTACACCTAAGAAAGGTCAGCTAGGCTTTGTTGACAAGGCCTTCATCACTGAGGGTGAGGAAGGGTTCCGTGTGGCGAAGGTCAGAGTGCGTGACGAGCGTATTCCGAACATCGGTGACAAGTTCTGTTCTAGATGTGGTCAGAAAGGAACTATCGGACTGATCATTCCAGAAGAGGATATGCCGTTCACCAGTGATGGAGTCCGGCCAGACATCATCATCAACCCACACGCTATTCCAAGTCGTATGACGGTTGGGCAGTTGGTTGAGAGTGTGATGGGTAAAGCGTGTGCTATGTACGGAGGTTTCGGGGACTGCACTGCATTCATGAACAAGGGTCAAAAGGCAACTGAGTTCGGCAAGATGCTCACGCACGTTGGTTTCAATTCAACAGGCAACCAGATACTCTACAATGGTCAGTCTGGAGACCAAATGTACGCCGAGATCTTCATGGGACCCACATATTACATGCGATTGAAGCACATGGTTAAAGACAAAATCAACCACCGCGCACTTGGTCCTCGTACAATGCTCACCCGCCAAACAGTTCAAGGTCGTGCTAACGATGGTGGTCTACGTATTGGAGAGATGGAGCGTGACGGCATTGCCGCACACGGCGCGGCGTTCTTCTTGAACGAGTCTCTAATGGAGCGAGGAGACGAGTATTTTATGGCAGTTTGCAACAAGACTGGTACCACAGCAATCTACAACGAGAGTTACAATCTGTTCCTGAGCCCGCAATCAGATGGCCCAATTAAGTTTGTTGGCACGTTGGAGGATGGGATGAACATCGAGAACGTCTCACGATTTGGCAGATCGTTCAGTGTGCTCAGAATACCGTATGCCTTCAAGCTGCTGATGCAAGAATTGCAAACAATGCAAGTCCAAATGCGTATTGTCACAGAGGACAATATTGATCAACTCACTTCAATGGCGTTCTCGGACAACGTTGTGCGTCTTGGTGGACCAGGTATGACGCCAGACATGGTTGCAACTAAGAACAAGCAGATCTTATCCAAAGAAACTGCACCAGCAGTACTGCGCGCCACACCAGGTCCGGCATCTCCAATGACGCCGGACATGCCCCTTCCGGTCCAACATGCCGCCCAGGCCGTGCCGAAGGTGGATCCTGTAGCGCTGGGTTGGGCGTTCCATCACAGTGACTACGAATCCGGTGATGTATGGAGATCACTGGTTGTTGATGCGCAAGGTCAACCGAATGCTTACTGGTATGTGGACGATCACGATTACCGCGATCCGAATGTTCCAGCACCAGGATTTGATCAAAGTCGTCTAAGATATCCAGATGGGGCGAACATGAGCAGACGCGATATCGCATTGGCGTTGGCAGCGGACCAGCAGCCAGGAAACTTCGAACGTGTGGTTGCCAGATTTAACCAGGACTGGAGGACTGAGAACGGGTTTCCAGATAGCCCACCATACGCTCCCACAAGCCCTGCGTACGCTCCTACAAGTCCTCCATACGCTCCCACAAGCCCTGCGTACGCTCCTACAAGTCCTCCATACGCTCCCACAAGCCCTGCGTACGCTCCTACAAGTCCTCCATACGCTCCTACAAGTCCTCCATACGCTCCTACAAGTCCTCCATACGCTCCCACAAGCCCTGCGTACGCTCCTACGAGCCCACCATACGCTCCTTACTCACCACAGTACGCGCCGGGCACTAACTCACCGAACTACACAGCTATACCATCTCCAGAGTACACGGCAGTACCGTCTTCAGGTGCCGACGATTCCAGACCACCATCACCTGACTACCCACCTCCTCGTACCGGAGGGTTCCTGGGTGGCGCCGCACCAATCAACATCACCATTAACACTGCTGGAGGTGCAGCGGAGAAGAGCGACGAGGATGTGGAAGGCGAGGACGTTGACAACGTCATTTCTGCCATAAACGCCGCTAAGAGAAACGAGAATATCATAAGCGTCGCGACCGAGGTGAGAGGTAATCCAGAACAGAAGCTTGGACTGCTTGCAGTGAAGCCGAGTGAGATCGCGAGCGACGATAGCGATAACGAGGGTCAGCCGGGCGGGAATAAGAAGAAGGTGACGATCTTGGCATAAAACAACAAAATTGAATCGAGATAAAAATCGGGCATTATAGCATACACTACAATGGCACAAAGCGGATTCTCAGTTCAGATCAGCAACAGCAGATTCAACCTGCTAAACATACTAAAAGCGCGTGGCTTCGATACTGAGAAGTATGCCGGGGCATCTGTAGCAGAGGTCCATGCAATGTACCAGCACGATCAGTTGGACATGCTTCTTGAGAACAGTGAGAGCGGCAGAAAGGCATACGTGAAGTATCATCTCGGTAAGACGTTGCGGCCGAACAACGTCTATGACTTCACCACAGACCTCTTCGAAGACGAGAAGATCCTGAGAGTTGATGATGATCTGATTGTCATCGCACGGGCAGACGCGAACGACACGCTCCAGAAGACACTCAAACTGATGTGGAACGAGCGCAAGCACTTCGTGACAGTGTTCGGTCTCGAGGCGCTGCAATTCAACCCACTTGAACACGTCTTGGTACCGCCACATCGGGTCCTCAGCGAGGCTGAAGCATCTAAAATAAGGCAGAAGTACAACATCATGGACGACTCGCAGCTCCCAGACATCTCACGCTTCAGTCCTATTGCGGCAGCAATTGGTGTGAGACCGGGGCAACTATGTGAGATCCTGCGACCCAGCAAGACTGCCGTTACGGCGCCGTTCTA